TCTATTATATTTATGAGGAACAAAATGTTCCTCTAAACCAACAGTAAAGCTTTTCAATGAAATGCCGCCTACATTTTCATCCACAGATGTACAAGGGAGATAACCAGATGGTAGACCCCCGACTTGTAGCCCTTCAATATGTACTACCCATTTATGTGTGTAGCTGGGGTAAAATGTGTTCAATTCTGATAATGATGGCATTGTCATTAATTAGTCCTTGTTATGCTCCACCTTTTTTCCAAGTAAATGATTGGTAAGAAATTGTTGCAACTGGATTCATCGCACCTTCCCCTCCAAATTCTCCACCTGGATCAAATGAAGATAAATAACAATCACTTAATGTGAATACTTGTTTTTCTGAATCATCAGGTCCGAGTAATGTTAACACAATCGAACATTTTACATCAGTATATGTTGTTTGTTGGCCTTTATAAGAACCTTCATCTTCAGACCAAAGTAGTTTTTCCCATCCTCTGAATGCCTTAGAAATTGTAGAATCAACATCTTCAACGAATGTTAATGTTAATTCACCTGCAACTACTGCCTTTCCTGGTCTTTTAATTGTATGACCGTGTAACTGTTCTTCTAAAACCTCTTGTGTTTTTACTGGAATATTTGCAGATTTACATCTGATTGCAAGATCTTTGGCTTCTGCTCCAGCTCCTGGTAAACCAGATACTGCCATATCCCATCTATACATTTGTTGTAAATCGCCGATAGCGTTTACATCAGATAAACTATATCTCATATGTTTTCTCCTTAAATTATGCTAATTTAACTGCACCAAAATCGGCACCAGTTGTAGTCAATACTGTTCTGAAATTAATAAATTCCACTGATTTTGTTGGTTTTAAATATAAATCAACATTCAATTTATAATTATCAACATCACCTGCAGGATTGTTTGTATTGTCACAAATAATTTTGTAATCATATACACCACCTCTACCTTTGATGTTTTCCATAAATGTGTTTATTCCTGTTACAATCAACGTTCTTGTTAAAGCAGTATTTAATTCAAATATGAAATATTCTAGGAATTCTACGATTGATGGTTGTATATAAGTAAGTAATAATCTTACATTAATTCTATCAACTGATGATGGTTTTGCTTGTAGAGTTTTTTGTCCCCAAATTGAAATACCTTTTCCTGGATATTGTTTCAGAGGATTAACCCCGCTTGCATATAATACATCTCTTTCACCTTTGCTGAAAACTCTTTTCACACCAAGGCCTGCTACTTTACCATTGTTCCATCCAGCTGGTGGAACCCAAACTTCTCTGTTTGTTGCAACTTCTGAAACACTCGCAGCTACAAATCCATCAGGAGAAGCCTCTACTAAAATGTCATTATATTTGTCATACATTTTAATATGTGGAGTGTATAGCCCACTAAAAGAACTATTTATTTGAGTGTCAATTCTGTACTGTTTGATTTTAGTAATAGCAGATGGTGATTGAACTTCACAAGAAGGATCAACAGATAATAAAGCAATACAATCTTGTCTTGACTCTGCAATTGTGTTTAAATGGATTTGATATGCTGGGAATGTAAATCCACCATCTAAAAGCATTGTTACATTATATTCAGATTTGTTAGTTAATAAATCTGCACCTAACATAAAGTTGCCTATTGTTGGAGTATAACCATCAAAACCATTTGCAAGATTCATTGGGTGACCTAAATTATGATAATCATAATCAGTTCCTGTAACTGCAGGAGTTAATTTAATTGGTTTAACTTTTCCATTTTTATCAACATTTGCTGTATTTACTTTAACTTTGATCAGTTGAGATTTTCCGTTAATTTTATCTTCTGCAAACATTTGTTTACCAAAACCATCGAATGCTGGATTTAATGTAACTTCATAAGAATCTAAAAATTCTCTTTTTTCAGAAGTTGTTCCTATTGCTGATCTTTTATATACATTTATAACGATTGCATCAGCATAACCTCCTTCAGAAGTGTCATTTATTCCATAATTTGTTGATGGTTTGATATCAACTGCAAGTTCTTGACCCCAAACACCTTGATTGGCTGCAACGATTAATAATGAATCATCTTCATCAGAAAATACAAAATTATCTAAATCAGCAACTCTCGCATCATTAGCTTCATCTACATCTGCAGTATCTGCATTATCATCAGGTATATCCATTTTTCTTGCCCAATCATTTGACGAATCAGTTCCAGCAAATAATAATGCTGCATATCTTGATTCATTCGCAACTCTTGTAACCCATAGTTTATCACCTTTGATAAGATAATTTAATGCACTGTAATGCGCTAATCCTAATCTCGGATCTGGTTTTCCGAAAGTATCTACAAATGAACCTTCGCTAGTAATTAGTGTTGGTTTATTTACAGGACCTCTGTTTGCTGGTAAAACAATACCCGCTCCTAAACCTGCAGGAGAAGGTACTCTTGTTGACATATCAACTTCTTTGACTGTAACTGCTGCGCTACTCATATTATGCTCCTTTAACTATAATATTTTTATTCTCTTTTGGAATATCAATAACCCTTTTGTTTTCAACCCAAATTGGTGCTGACATTCCTCTAGGTCCTAAAACTATAATATCATCTGTAGATTTTTTACCATCTAAATCAATATATGCATTAGAATTGCTATTGTTGAATAAAATAATTCTAGTTTTATTCCCTTTAGCTTTATTCAACGATTTTGTTTCTTTGTTTTTGAAATCTGCTGGCGCAGTTTTCGCATTTTTGTTGTTCATATTTTCTCCTTATTGAATTTATTTAATAACAGATGGTTTTAGTTTTTTCGAAGCTTTGTCACCATTTGATATAGAAGTATTTAATGTAATTGATTTAATTAATTTTTCTGTATTACTCAATGGTGATAATACAAATCCAGTTATTTTTGCTTCTATTGTTGCTTGTCTGACGCTTCCGTTTTCTGTAAAATTAACTTGGTTTATATCACCGATAGGTTCCATATATGCAACATAATCTAAAATTACTGGTTCTTCTACACCTTCGAATTCATAAGTTAAATTAAATCTAACTTGTCCCAGAAGCAATTCTAAATATAGAATTTCAAAAATTTCTGCTGTTTTTGCATTCATAAATAAAAATGCAAAGGTCATATTAAAAGTGACTGGAGTGACCATTCTTAAATCAACATAACCTTTATCAAAAGATGATTTTTTTAATTTTAATGACAGGTCATGTGGTGGCTTTTTGTTCGGCCATATTTCATCATATATTTCAATCGGTGTTCTATTATAAGAAACGATGATATCTTCAGTATATTTTTTCTTTTTGTCTATTCCAATTTTTAATGATTTTTTTGTTGGTAAATAATATTTATCTCTTCTTAACCATCCTATTGCATCTAAATCTTGATCAAAATAAAAATCCATTTTAAAAATATTTTTAAATCTTTCTTCTATTGAATTATTTAAACCGGTCATAATGTCTTGTATCATATGTTAACCTCTCTTTAATTTACCAAATGAGAGTCCACTCGGCATAATATCTTCTTCATCTACAGAATCGGGATCCTTTTCTTCATAAAGATCTTTGTTGTTCGCAATTAAATCCATTTTTGTATCCGAATTATCTTTAATTTCACTCAATAAATTTTCTCTATCATCATATACTTCATCCATAAATAATTCAGATGGTTCTATTGTATTATTAGGAATTAAAAAAATTTTATAAACAATGCTTCCTTGTGGTGAGTCAAATGACTCACTGTCAAAAACTTTATATGTATATATCTTTTTGTTGAAACTAAATTCAATTAGCGTTCCCATATTAAAAAATTCCATCTGTTCTTCTGTTGCAAAAATAACAGGGTCATCAGCAGCATATATATCGCCTACGAATGCTCTTGATTTTGTGAATTGATAAATAAACGGTAAAAGTATTTTTAATTGTTTATCATGAGTTTTATTATATGTTATGTTCTCATCCATTAATTGAGAACCATTTTCTATAGTTTGAGGATAATATAAATTACAATTAATTCCAAATAAATTTGTATTCAATTTTAATGATATCCCTACGTTTGCTATTAGTGGATTGAAATTCATTTTATTATCCTGTTTTTATTTAATTTATTGCCATATACCAGCTCGAATCTGATTCTTTTAGATGCTCTAATGTTTCATTTACTAAATCTTTGCCATTTGAATATAAATCTTCAGCATCATTAGCTATAGGAAGACCTTCTATAGTGAATCCTTTACGAACTGAACCGATATATTGTAAATATAATCCTATCATTATATTTAAAAATTCTGTGTCAGCGATAGTAATATCTTCTAAAAGTGGTATCGTAAAAATCGAACACCAGTAACTTCCTCTACCTATTGTATATAAAGTCCCTGTATCTTTTATATATTTATAATTAAAACCAACTTCTTGAGGATCGTCCATTATGACAGGATTTGTGATAAACATCTTGTTGATATAAGTTATCAACCTACCATCTTTGGTATGTCGGATTGTTTGGCTATCCGAAGAAACTGTGATTTCTTCATAAATCACAGAAGGTCTGTGATTCCCGAATAATCCGAGACCTTTGTTTACCAATCCGTTGATAACATTGTCATCAACTTCTATGTTCTCAT